GAAAAATCTCTCTACAAGATTATTCTCTGAACTAATTGTTACGATCTCGCCTGCCGGACCCCATTGAAAGTCTCCAACAAATGCACCTGTAGTAGATGCAACCGCTGGGACAACACTGGTGAGGTCTGTCTCAGTAACGACAACGCCTGGTGATAGCTGAAATGCCATGTTTTTCTCCTCGGTTTATATTATCTTATGAATGACACAAGTTATTTTATTATCATCCAACTATTTATAAAAAACTCAAATTACATATATGTACAGACCTATAGGTGCGTGTGTACATTAGGAATTTATCATATTTTTCAGTTTCTTTTGTAAAGATACAGGGTGATACTCGTCATGAGTAAGCCAAACATCACCACCTAACACTTCAACTTCTTCTTCGTTACCTGTAACTCTGATAAAAGGTGTTAAGTTACTCTCAATATCTCCCATTTGTTGCTTATATAAACCCTCTCTTGTATTAACATCTGTCATGTCTTTAAAGAAGTTCTGGCTTGAAAGCCAACCAAATAAAACTAAACACATAACCAAATCATCGTGGTAACCTTCATCTGCTTGATAAGTGTTACCCTTTTCAGTAAATGTTGATATCTCATGTATAATATGCTCATCAAATACCAACAGTTTCTGTTCCTCTATTAAAGATTTAAATGTAAAACACCCTTGTCTTTTAACTTGTTTAGAGGTTGTAACCCCATGTTTTGTTGCTTTACCAAAACCTGGACTCACATATTGTCTTGCTTGTTCAGTAACAGTACTAAGCATGTTCTCATACTCTACTTCTTGATGTAATATCTCTGCTACTTGTTGTCCTATGTCATTTACTTCTACTAAAATGAAAGCATCATTATAGTCTCTACCCACTTTTCCTATTATATCTGGGTATAACATAGGTGCTACTTTGTTATCTCTGTACTTTGCCACTACTTTATATGGCATTTTCGTTATATCTGCTACAATAAATGCTGAAAAATCTCCACCTATACCTCTAGATGTATCAACTGTCATAGCATAAAAGTGTCCTTCTTGAGGTTCTTCATATATATCTAAACCACTTTTAGTATATAAAGGATCTTTTGTACTAAGTCTTGCTATTGTTTGTGCATTAATTAATGTATTAGTTGAACCTAAGAACTCACACATTACCTCTTGGTTAAATTTAACATCACCAAGTAATTGTTTTTGTTCTTCTAACCACTTTTCATCTCTACCTGGTATCTCATAGTAAGGAATAAACATATTTTCAAAACCGTTTACTCCTTCTACAGATTCATTCCAGAATTTCCAGAAGTGATTGTAACCTAATGGTGTAGATGTAAGTAGAATTTTTGTTGTCTCACCAGCAGAAATAGTAGGATAAACGGAAGTAAAGAACTCGTCTGCTATGTTGTTGGGTATGATTGCTGCCTCATCAATATATAGCCAGTTAACTGATTTACCACGAATCGCTGCTGCTGTTGTTGCTGCTGTTAATACTTTACTATTGTTTTCTAATTCTACATCACCCTTATTCCATACCTTAACACCTTGTTGCATCCATAAAGGTAAGTTCTCATACATTATTTGATATCTGTTTAATACTTCTCTTGCTGCTGAGGATTTGTTAGCCATAATAGCTACTGTTTTATCTTCTTGGAAAATTGTATAGTGTAATATACACGCTGCTGATGTTACTGTTTTACCTTGCTGTCGTCCTTCCATAAGAACCACACGCCTATTATTCATTATACAATCTACTTTTCTTTTTTGGCACTCGTATAGTTTAAATGGTTGTAAACCTTTATCCAATGTAATAATCTTTACATATTTTTCTATAAAATATACAGGGTCATCCTTACATTTAACATACTCTTTAATTTCTTCTTCTGTGAAATCGTGCTGATACCCCAGTGGTTTTAAATTAGGATTGCCGTGATAGCTATTACTTGCTTGTGTCATCTGGTGTTACATCTATTGTTTTAGTATCTTCGTTCTTAATAGCTTTTAATAAATCCTTTGTGCTACCTACGAATAAATTGTTTTGTGTTTTTATCTGCTTTGCCTTAGGATCGTCTGCTGTTATTCTTTTTTGTCTTTCGTGTACATCTAACATGTCTTTAGCATTGTCCTGTAAATTTTTAATTAGTCCACCAGCTACTTCGTATGCTCTAGGTTGATCTGAGTTTCTTGCTATATGTAATATGCCTTCGATAGCCTCAGCATTAAATGCCTCAGCCTGTTTCAACATACTCCTAGCATATTGTAAGTCTTCTTCTTGTTGTTTTTCTGCTAGAGCTTGCTTATCTTCATCAGACATATCTACTGCTGGTAGTTGTCTTTCGTCTTGTGTTCTTTTTAGATTAGACTCTAAAGCTTTTGTTATTTCTTTGGTGTTAAAGCTCTTATCTAATTCTTCAAATGTGCTTTTATTGTTCGAATTCTTCATCAAATTCCTCCAAGAATGAATAAGTATCAGACGGTGTTGCATTTAACGGATTAACACTAGCAGTTATTTGTCCTTTGCTAGTATTGGTTGTTGTATTAAGAGTCATTTTAGGATCATTGTAAACTGTAGCAATTGCTTTCTTAATAACATCTGCGTTAGCAACATTGCTATAAAAATTAAGTCTCATGGTAAAATTTAATGTCCATACTACACTTAATCTATTAGCAAATTCGCCTTCATATTCATCTTCATAACCAACATTATCTAATGTAATTTTAATATCTCTTTTTATTCCAAGTTCTGGCAAGTCATTAATCGTAACATTAAAGTCAGGATTAAAGTAAGGAATTATCTGTTCCAAACATTGTAAACCATCATCTTGGTTCTTCGCAAATATATATAAGCCCAAAGTCATGTTGTATGGCGTAGAATTAAATGCGTATCTTACTGTATTGTTATCATCTCCTGTACCTACTGCTTTTGATTTATTAATTACTTGCGTCTTTCTGGCTGGATCATAGTTTAAACCTATAATCTCAAATCCTATTCTAGGCAAAGTAATTGCTACTTCACCTCTTGTAGATGTATCTGTTACTCTAGCAATCCTTGTTAGGAATTTTTGTTTAGTAGAATATGCTAAAGGTACTCTTATAGCTTGTGCAATTGCTCCTGAACTATTCTTTCTTTCAATGTTTATATCATTGAATATAGTTCCAAAGGCAATGATTGCTTTTCTTATATGACTGTGATAAAATGTTTTATCTTTAAACATATTAGCCTCCTATCTCACCAAAAGGATTCCGTTCACTGAAGTCTAATATTCCTTCTAGTGTTACTAGGTTATCAAAGTCTACATTGTCTATTGGTTCTGAAACCGCTGTGTTATAAGATTCGTTAATTATACAACCACCTGTTTCGTTATATATTAGTTTGCCACTCTCTTGTAATAACTGATACTCTAACATATCCTGAGAGTATTTTGTTTCTATGGCATCTATTTCTGTAATACCTGTATCCAAATCTTCTGAACTGTATTCGAAGAGTTCACATACTAATCTAAATACATAAATTTGGTTAAGTTGATAAAAAGGATTTTGGAAATCAACATATTTAATTTCAAAAATGCTCTTTGTCTTAGGCATGTATAACAAGTCGCCTTCAGAAGGTCTTGTTGTTTGTGTAAACGCACCTCCACTTGTCAATACTAAATCTTCCCATCTTCTTTTTGCTAGAACAAAAGTTGCTTGATCTCGAACTTCAAGACCAAATCTTGTAAATATATCTCCTTGTCCTTCATATCCATTAACATTATCTAAATACATTTCTAATGGATATGCTTGTGTAAATCTTGACAATTCATCTTCATCAAAGATTGTATCTTTGTTTACTAGAGTTCTAGGCATATAATATATGTCATGTCCATATACTTTCAAACTTTCAATAACCAGGTCTTCTACTAAGCGTTGCTCGCTTGTAGCTCCTATACTATTGCCTGATTGAAAGAAATGATTTGTAGTCATATAGTTATCCTATCATAAACGACGGTGGCAATTCATATTTCAGTGACATCTCTTGTTCAATAGCTTGTATCTCTTGTACAGCTTCTTGATAAATTTGATCTCCGTTTAATGTGACACCACCTGGCATTTGTATTCCTGAGAACTTTTTCAAGTTTTCACCCCATTGCCTTTTAAATAATGCTGTTGTATATTTCTTAAGAAACATGTCATCATAAACTTCTGTATATGTTGCCGGATCTATGATAGCATATGCTTCTGCTACTATGTAATCTCCTGGATTAAATGTTCTGTCCCAATCTGTGTCTACATATAATCTATCTGTTTTACGATTGAAACGAATTTGCCTTTCTGAGGTAAGAAGTTTTTCTAATGTTGTTAAGTGACTCTGGACTATTGTATAGTAGACCATGTCAGCTCCCATTAAATTATATAGATCATTCATTCTAAATTGATACATTAAATCAAATAACTGTCCATCTTTTGTATTGTTAGTAGCTGCTCCACCAAAGTTAAAAATTCTTGTTACACCTAATATACCAGAACCAATGGGGATATATCCGTTCTCGATATCCCCTTTGGTGTAAAAATCTGTTGGTGCTAATGTTCCAGTTGTACCTGATATGTCGCCTGTAATAGACTCCGATGCCTGCCATGTACCGTCAGACTCCTCAGTTGTTATAAATTGTCCATCTGTAGAAGAGACTTTTGCAGTAGCTCCTGATGTTCCACCTGTAACTGTTTCGCCTTTTGTAAAGCTGGTTGCAATATTGGTAGTAAGCTTTAGTTTTGAACCAGTAAGTTGATGTGAAACAAATACTCTTTCAACACCATCAAAGTGATACTCTTGAAAGAACTGTAAGGCATCGTCTATCCTATCAGATAGTTGCCCTTCTTCTACATTTACTTCAATTACAGGAGCACCTAACCTTCGTAGGGCGTAATCCTGTAAGTCTGTTCTACTCGCTAAAGCCATAGTTACCTACCTTAATTTAATTTAGTACCACTAGCATTATATATAGCCGTTCCAGTAATGGTTGCTGTAGAACCCTCTCCTTGTGTATGAGAAATTGTAATACCATCTCCACCACTTACTTGTGCCATATAATTACCTGTAGTATCTGTGCCTAAAGCTACACTATTTGCTGCTATAGTTAATGCAGTTGCTAAGTTACCTGAACCGTCAAAGTCTCCTGTACCTGTTACATCACCTGTAAAGGATAGAGTCCTTGCTGTTGCAAGTGCTGTAGCTGTATCTGCGTTACCTGTTACATTACCAGTTAGGTTACCTTCTAAATATGTGCTATTTAATAACTCTAATTTTGTTGATGAGAGTCTAGCCAATATAGTTGATGTACCTGCTTTTTGTGCTGCAAACTCTATGATACCATCTTCTGTTCCATCTGTTACATCGCCTGCTTTACCTGTAATTTTAGAGTAAACAGTTGTTGTGCCACCATCATCTTCGCCACTGAACTTAATTTGTCCTAAGTAATCTGCGTCTGCTGGTGAAGCGCTGTTTCTATAAAATGTAAATACCGGGCCTGCTGATGAACCTGCGTCTGCGTTCTCTACACTTAATGCTCCGGAAGATGGATTATATGTAAACCCTGTATCTGTTTCAATACCTTGTGTTCCTGTAGCACCATCAACGAATGTAATATATGCTGTTTCGTCTGTAGTATTATTAGCACTTGCTGTTACACTTGTTGCTAA